ATCTGTTTTGACGTAAAGCACGGTGACGACATCCTGCGGCGCGCCTATGTCACGTCCAGCGGCGACTTGTTCTGCGACCGCTGTGGCAGCCGCCATGACGCGGAAGAAGAAGAAGAATCCTATGCGATGGAGTACGACGGATTTGAGTACGACGAGGAGCCGACCGATGAGTAACGAACAACTCAAATCGCAACAGCAGGATATACACCCGTTTTATTCGGGCAGTCAGTATGCCGATTGGACTATCTGCAATTGCGCGCGTTGCTCCAAAGGCGCGCACTTGCTGGGGCCAGATGCCTTGCCGACTTGTGAAATTGAGCTTGCGCTAGGCGAGGCGTACATACTTGACGGCAAAGTTAATGCGGAGATTGCGAGACGGATGGGGTATGCCGCCGAGGGGTGGGCGTATACGTGGCAGTGCCACGAGGTTAACTGGACGGATGAGTGGAAAGCGGAGTGCAACAGCCTTGACGTACTCCCATGACTAAAGTCAAGGGATTCTGGGGTCAAACATGGGATGCCCCTACAAAGGGTCTTACTCTCACTAGCCCAAGAGGAGACGCCCCTCCTCATACAGCAATTTGTTGCACTTTGGCGTTACAGATTTTACGTGTGGGACTTCCCCACACAACCGCATAATCTATAGTTTTAAGGTGCTACACAGTGGAGGATATTACCCCGTCTCACTGGGTTGTATCTACCAGTATAGCATATTTTTAGGTTGTTTATTGTGTCAGATGGCTGACAGATGCAGCGGGCATTCATCCAACGGTTAAAACACGTTGGCTTTCTGCCCGAAAGGACTCGTAAAGGAGGCGACCGATGAGTGACAATAGTGTTGATGTTGCGCGTCTAACAGATGCCGTCAATTGCCTAATCGAAGCCAAATGGCGCATTGACGAAGCGGTAACAAATATCGCAGACGCTCGCCTTTCTGATGCCGTCAATAGCCTGTTTATGGATACCAAGCTGACGATTGAGATGCTAGAGGAACGCATTCGGAAGTTGAAAAGGGAGCCGACCGATGAGTGACAATAAATTCAGCTTGATATGTAACGATGGCGAAAATCTCGAGATCAAAAAATTGAAACTCGCTGCTGTCAAAACAACGACGGAGCGCGGCGTGATCGTGGAGATACACTACGCCCTGGAGCTGGACGATGAAACTACCGCGCCGCCCGCGAGTGAGACACACCAGGCACAGGAGCCGACAGATGAGTTACAACATGAACAAAATGGTGGAAGTGGTTGACGATTGGGCAAAGCGCCATCGCATAAAGCGCGAAGCAGCCGATGAAGTAGGCATTGCGATAGAGAGAGTGTGCAACTACTACGAAGTCCGTCTGCGCGTCGCGCAAGCCGACCGCGACGACTTGACCGCCAAGCTGGATGCTGCACAGGCACGCATTGCGGAGCTAGAGGCGCAGCTCGCCACTGCAAGCGCGAGAGCCGAGGAACGTGAAGCGGCTCTAAGGAGAGAACTGCGAACTTGGTCTAGGTTCGCAAACGTAGCGGACGATCTATTTGGCGCAAAGGAGCCGAGCGATGAGTGACAACGTAATCCGAGAGGGCGACCGCGTGAGTTGGCGATCTAGGCGCGTCAATCGCCAGGGCAGTACGCGACGAACTGGTATTGTACTCAAGATTTATGCGTTCAAACCAGGATCTGAATATGCCTATCTCCGTCCTGACAAGGGTTATGGCCGCCTTCAGCACATCTCGTTGCGCCGACTAAACAAAATAGATACACAGGAGCCGACCGATGAGTGACGAACAGCCCGTGTGGGCACACGCGCGCGTCACAGACGGATGGTATATCGTTTGTCATCCTATGGAGGATGATACATTGCAGCGTGTCGAGGATGGACGCATGGACGATGGCGGCGGCGATTTTGCGTTGACGCTGCTCCAACACGGCTATACATTCCGCCCCGTTGAAATTATCCCCGTTGAGGAACGCGAACGGTGGCGAGAAATGAACGCCGCGCTCGCCGCGCGCATTGCCGAGCTAGAAGCCGCGCTGGACGCGGCGCGCGAGACGCAGCCGCCTGAAAATTGACGCGTTTTGACGCGTTTATTGGCGATATTGGGGGTTGACTTGTTTGCTTCTTTATGGTACGATAGAACCAAGAGAGCGACACATACGAGAGGTCGCAGAGATTAGCCAAAAGGAAACGAAAATGACAATCACAGTGACCTGCCAATACACCGAAATCGAATTTGAAGCCGCCAGCAAGCGCAGCAAGAATCACCCGCTGGTTGCCGCTTTCCTTGACGAAGCCGCCAAAGATCGCTTCCATAGTGGTGCGTACAACAAAGCGAAGGAACTGTTGACCGAGGCCAAAGGCCAGAGCAGCGACATTGACGAGATTATGACAGCCGTTCGTAACGCCCACGCCGCCTGGTGCGACGGTGAAGCCAAGCCGAAGGTGCGTATTGTCCGCCAGTGGAAGAACAATCGCCGCGACGGTTATGACGCCGACCGCGAAATCAATGACCTCGACGACTACTTCACGCAGCCGATGCGTAGCACAATCGGCGACACCGAACTTTAACCCACACCGACCTGGCTATGTCGATAAACTAGCTACCGCAACCTAACCAACCGCCACAGGAGACACACACCATGGCCAGCAAGACAACCACCACGAGACTGCTTAATCTCACCGCCGGAAGTCGCACGAATCCTGTCCACGCCCAGGTTGAATTTTCCGGCACACTGACTGCTGAACTGGCCATCGCCGTCGCCAAGCGAGCGTTTGGTCATGCCGACGGCGTTACGGTACTTGACCCCGACACTGCCACGGCCTATCGTATCACTCGTGGCAAGGCTAGAAACATCACCGACCCAGAAGCCGCGGCCAATGCGATCATCGAGCAAGGCTGGCGTAACGAGCAGGCCACACAACACCGCAACGAATTTGAATAACCCACCCCGACCCGGCCACGTCGCTTAAACTGGCCGCCGCAATCAAGCAACATTTAGCAGGAGACATAAACCATCATGACCAGCGCAGTATACAGTCCAGCATTTGAGGTAGTTTCCCCGTCAGGCTGGCGTTGCGCCATTTTTGCTGGCGAAAACGCCGAAGGCCGAGCGTACGAATACGCTCGGCGCAGTGCGCCCGTTGCCGTGAGTGGAGAGTTGAGTCGAGTCATCCGGCACGAAGAATACACCGTGCCAGAGAACTCCTTTGCGTGTGATCGACCCGTCGCATAACGCAATCAACCCTTTGCCAACAGGAGAAAATTATGAACGAATTTAGCGATGAACTGAAGAACATGACAACTGAAGATTTAGTCCGAGCAACACTATGGATTAAAAGAGGCAGAGGCACTACTCCAGAACGAAGCGAGGGCTGGGAGGGTGTGTACCTAGATGAGGCAAGACGAAGAGATATTTCTATCATCGTTGACCGGATCGTCAACGGCATCCGTAGCGGATACCGCGACCCCAGCAACATCCGCGAGTGCGCCCGCCAACTGGCGCACGAAGCGGCTAGCTATCACCGCAACGGATGGCGCGCAGAGGATTACGGTGCGCTGGAAAAGGCGGTGTATAGCGCCGTCGAACAAAGATTGCTGGAGCTACCTACATTATGACCACCAACACCCGCGGCGGCGCGCGTCCCGCCGTCCGTCCCGACGATGGCCGCCACAATAACCCAGGCGGCCCAGGGCGGATGCCAAAATCGTTCACGCTCCAGCTCGGCCAAAAACTCTTTGTCGGCGCGCACGACCGCGACGGCAACGCACTCGACAATGAATACGCGTGGACGGTCACAGATCTCAACCGCACCACCGTCACCATCACCAGCGAGCATAGCGGCACCACCTACCGCATCCACCGCTAACCGTTTCAGTGCCCACAAAAACAAAACGCCGCGCGGCCTGAAACATGGCCGCGCGGCGTTGTTGCGTGCGCGCGTTGGCATCAACCACCTCCTGATACAATCTCCAGCGGCTCCAGCCACACGCTCTCCAACGCAGGAGCCGCCATAGGCGTGCCTGTCACCGCCAGCCACGGCAAATCCACATAGCGTGTCCCTAGCGCGGTGTGCAGCCGCCGCGTGTCGGCGCGGCCATAACCAGTGCGTTCGTCATAGCCTGGCGGCTCCACGTCCACCAGCGACGCCATCAGGATGGCTGTCAGTTCGTCCAGCGTCAACGTCGGCTGCTGGCTCCAAATATAGGATGCCATGCCGGAGACAATCGCGGCGGACGCGCTCGTGCCGTTGGCGTACAGATAGCCGCTCTCGCCAAGTGGCGCACGCACGCGCTTCCCCTGCGCGGATACGTCAATCCAAGCACCATAGCTGGACACATCTAGGTCATACGCTGCCACCGCAGTTGATGGCGCATAGGCCGCGGGGTAGAATGGCGTATCGTCGCCGCTGTTGCCTGCCGAAACCACGACTAGCACGCCAGAGGCCACCGCGTTTGAGATTGCCTCGCGCATCGGCGGATAGTCAAACGTGCCGCCGCTTGAGATGTTGATGATACGCGCCCCATGCTCCACCGCGTAGTTGATGCCGTTGACGGTGTGATCCTGGCGCATCCGGCACATATACGATGCCTGGATGATGAGCAACTCCACCGCGGGATTCTGGTCAATCACGATGCCCGCCATGCCTGTGCCGTGCAGACAGGTGTCGAACACCCCATTGGCGTTCAACCCTTCGGTCGCGTTATACGATGTGATGGTCGTATTGGCAAAATGCGGGTGGGCTAGGTTGATGCCGGAGTCAATGATTGCCACCGTCACAGGCGCGGGCGGGATAGTCGAATTTGGCGAATAGGTAATCGGCTCACTGGCATAGGCTGAACGCAGGGCAAAGGCGGCGAGGATGGCGGCGATGAGCCACCAGTGCCGCTTAACTGCCATTGTGTTCCTTCCTTTCGGCTACTGTGTAGCCACATGTTCATCAACTCACCGGGTAAATCGCCACGCCCGAGATCCTCACCTCGCTCATATCGGCGTTGGTCAGCACGACCGGCGGCGCGGCAATGCTCAGTAGCTCGATATAGCTCTGGTTGTACAACACGCCACCCGTCAGCCCCGCGGCCAGCCCGATGTAGCGAAAGGCCACGGTGCCGATGTCAAAGGCGTCCCCCGCCGCACGCGCGGGCAGCCCATAGATGCGCGCATCGCCGGTGTCGGCGGTCGTCGGCCACGCCACATCAAACCAGGCATAGACAATGCCGCCATTGCGGATGTAATACGCGCGCACCCCCACCAGCGTGACGCCATTACCTGCGGGCGACCACGCCCCCGAGTCACCCGCCAAGCCTGTGTTGGGCGCGTGGTCGTGATAAGCCACCGGGTACATCAGCGCGGTCAGCGCCGGGCTACTCATGTCCACGTCGATGATCGTCCACGCGCCGTCGATTTTCTGCAGCAAGACCGGCGTGCCCGCCAGCCGTGGCGCGCCCATGTTGCGCGCTTCGACCAGCCCGGCGATTTCATCGCTCGCGCCCAGTTGCACAAAGACCTTGTGTAGTTCACCCGGCACTTCGACGTCGGTGCTGCCATCGGCATTGGCGCGCCCCACGCGCCCCACGCTGACGAGGTAGCGTCCCGCGGCGACATTGGCATAGGCCAGCGCATCCAGGATGTTATCAGACATGGCTCACTCGCTTCCTTCGATGATCACGGCGTTATGCCCCACGGTCTCAACTTCGGCGGTCAGTGTCCAACTTTCCGATTCCCCTTCCGCGCGCGCGCTGATCCTCCTGGTCAGGCTGAGCGGCAGTAGTCGCGCGCCATTTACTAGGAGCGACAAAAGACGTTGCGGGATGTGATCCGTCTGAAGTGGGCCAACTGTAACCCATTCCATTGCAGACGGATCAATCGGCGGCAGACTTTTGACGCCCACCAAGTCGAATTCGAGCAAGCCCCACTCTGAGTTCAAACGCTCATACAGATGCCCAATCATATTCGCCAGTCCGCCGTCATTCTGGACAAGTTTGTTGCTCACTGTCAACGTTTGCCCGCCTTGCCCGTAGACCTTCCCCGGCGCGATGCAAAAGGCGGTCAACACCTTGTCCGGCCCCGCCTCGGTCGCGGTGTAGACTAGCGCGTCGTACACGTCCACGGTGTCGGCGAGCGGCTCGACCGTGACAGTCGTGTCATTGACCGCGGCATTGGCGGCCACCGTCACCCAAGGTAGACGGATGCCGCCCAACCCGATTAAGTCAATCACGGCATCGTCCGGGATGGCGACGGGCAATGCCTGCACGTTGAGCGTGGTCGCGCCGGGACTATGAAACGCCGTGGCGCGGATGGCATAGTCTACCTGCACTGTCGTCGCCGTGTATGTCCAACCCTCAATCGCCCCACCGCCGCGGATCCACTGGTAACGCGGCGGGCGTTGATGCAACAGGCGCACGCTGCGAATATGCCCGGCGAGCGTCGCCTGCACCGTGCTGGTGCGGCTGATCGCCGCCTGCAGCATCGGGTCAATGCGAAGCTGCAATTGGCCCTGGGCATTGCAGCTGACGTTATGATCGATCTGGATGATACGCGCTTGTTCGGCTAGTTGCTGGTAGAGGGTAACCGCGGACGCGCTGCGGGTGTTAAAGTCCAGCGCGAAATCCAGCGTCGGCCACAGCCAATCGGCCAGTTCGAGCGCAAACGAATGCCGGCGCGCCAGATAATCCAGCAGCATATACAGGTTGGGCCGGTACATCTCCTGCCAGTTGCGCGGCCCCTCGTTGTAGGTGAGCAGGTCGCTGGTCGTCAGCGCGGCGGGCAGCGGGTCGGTGCCAAAGGCGGTCGCGCCCACGGCGACGTTGCTCTGCACCACGATCTCGTTGAGCGATGGGTCGAGCAGCACAAAGCCGATTTCGAGCGCGGCGGGCAGCGGGTCGCAGACCACCAACACCGCGCCCAGCGCAGCATCCGCGGCCACCGTGATCGTGTACACATCGTCATGGTGCGCCAGCGCCTGCGCTTGCCCCGGCAACGTGTCCAGTTTGCCCGCCAGGTCGAGCAGGTTGAGCGTGGTGTCGCGTAAAAAGCCCGTCTTGACAAACTCCAGCGCGGCGGTGTCGGTGTGATGCCAGCCGACAAATTGGCAATAGTGGTCAGGGCCGTTATCGTCGTCAAAGATCAGCGCCACCGTGCCATCGGGGTAGGTGCTGCGCGGGATGTTGGAGAGGGCGCGCACGCTTACGGCTTGCCCGCGCTGCGTCGCTTCCCAACTCTCGACAAACCACTTAGGGATGGTGAGGCTGCCATCGGCATCATCCGCCACCACCATCACGTACATCGTATGTTCGTAGTTGTTGGTATCGGTGACGGTCAGCGACACTTCGTGCACGCCCACCGGGAAGGTGGCGGTGATGGCCGCGGACGCGGACGTGCCGACGGTTATCGTCCCACTGCCTACATTCCACAGATAGTCGGTCAGCCCCAGACCAAACGGCATGGAGTAGGAGTTCACGGCGTCAAACTCCACGGTCAGCAGCTCGGTGATGGCGTCCACCACGCCCGCGCGCGTCGGCCCGGCATTGGCCTTGGGGTAAAACTCGACGCCCGCGCCGTTGGACTCAAACAGTTGGTCATAATCCTTCATCTGCAACACAAACGGCACGCTGCCCAGCGTCACGGTGCGTTGGATGCGGCTCCACGGCTGGCGGAGATCTAGGATCGCCCAATAGCTATCCACCGCGATGTTGATCTCGCCATCGTGTGTACCCTGCGACGAGTAACCAATAAACAGATCGCCAGTGCCAAAGACCTTACGCACGTAACTACGGCCCAAATCATCTAGCCCCGGCGCGGAGCCGAAAATTACGGTGCGCCCGGCGTGGGTGGCATCGTCGAGGTCGCCCACTACGCTCTTGACCGGGATGTCAGCCAGCGGGTAGATATTGCTAAAGCTGTCATTTACTTGACCGCTGACGAGGATTGTCGGGTTGTGGAGGTAGAGCCTGCGCGTCATTGGGGATTTACTCCTGTAAATGGTATAATTACGGGAGCAAAAGCCAACAAAAACACCGGGCGACGCCTCACGAGCGCCCCCGGCTTGACACCTGAAAGGATAAGTTTCAGATGCACCACAAGCATACCCCAGACGCGCCCCAACTCAAACAATGTACCAAGTGCAGAGAATTCAAGCCCGCGACGGCGGAATTTTTCACCAGGGCAAAACGCGGCAAGTTTGGTTTTCGGGCGCAATGCAAAGCCTGCGAGCGCGCTTATCGAGTCGCCAACAGAGAACACAGGCTGGCAGTAGATCGCGCCTACCATGCGGCGAATCGAGAGCGGAGAAACGCCGAATCCCACGCGTACCATGAAGCAAACAAAGAACGATCGCGAGCCAAAAATCGCGCTTGGGCCGCCGCCAACGCCGAACGAAACCGCGAGGCGGCTCGCTCCTATTACGCGGCAAATAAGGACAAGGTGGTAGCCTATCGGCGCGCAAACGCCGACGCCATTCGAGAGTGGAAGCGTGCGGATCGCGCCAGGAAGCGACAAGAAAAGGAAGAGCGTGAACGTCAGTGGAGAGAAGATCATCCGCAAGAGTACGAAGCGCAACTCCGCGGACGAGAGGAAAGGCAAAAGGAACGAATCTCGCGCAAGAATCGGTTGTGGCGCATCAACAACCGCGAGGCCAGCCGCGCCAAAGATACGCGTCGCCGCATTCGCAAAATGAAGGCGGAAGGAAACCATACCGGCGATGATATAAAGCGTCAGTACAAAGCCCAAAAGGGGCGTTGCTACTATTGCGGTGTAAAAGTTGGTCAAGACTATCATGTAGATCACGTCATTCCGCTTTCGCGCGGCGGCTCAAACGGCCCCGAAAATATCGTTATATCCTGCCCATTCTGCAATCAATCAAAAAAAGATAAAATGCCCCACGAGTGGAATGGCAGCAATCGCTTGCTTTAGCTACGCCGCGAGGTACATATTTTTCAGTAGCACTTTGATATTGCGCGGAAAATAGTTCCGCCATTGCCCATCTTCGCCACCAAATTGAGGTTGCACAGCAGTGGCGTTCCATCTTTTCCATTCCTGATCTTGATCCCGCAGTGTTACCGTCACCTCGTTTTCGAGTTGATCCTTTATACCGTACTGAGTAAGGACTTCTTGATACTGAGTAGCATCTTCCAGAGCGTCGTATTCCAAATATGCGTGTTTGGCGTCGTCTTGAAAGTTTTGATTGGCCGAATGATTCCGACGGGTCACCAGAATCCCAAGACACCTTGGCTGCGGGTCGAGGCGTGTCAGGGCTGCCGCCGCCAAATCATGGCCGTCACCCACCGCGTAGAAGTCGGGCGGGGGCAGTTCTAGCTCTATGTAGACGCCCGCATTGGTTACGCGTGCCCACTCGCCAGCCAACTCGGTATATAGCCCAACATCAGTGGCACGCGCCCAAGTCCGCTTTAGCTCTATGTAGAGGCCTGCGTCAGTTACGCGCACCCACTCGCCGCCAACCTCTAAATATACGCCTGCGTCAGTGACGCGTACGCTAGGCATAAGTTCCTGCGGAGACGACTCTCATTTCCGCGGCGTTGACGTTCGTATCATTCAACGCGCTCCCATCCGGCAACGCGGTCAGGCGTCCTTGCGCCAGGTCATAAGTTGTGCTGAGGTCAACCGCGGGCGCGTCGTCGTCCGTACTGGCCTTCCACAGCCCCAACGCGAGTTGGATGTCTAGCGCGGCGTCGCTCTTTTTGGCAATCGCGCTAGGCCACAACGCCACAGGCACCCACCCCGCGGGACTGGTGATTGCCGCTTTGGTGTACTGGTCAACCAGGCCAGTAGACCCCGCCTCGTTGTAGGTGGTGTCGTCGTCAGGCGTCACGCCGTCATCGACATTGAGGTAATTGTCCGTGCTATCGGCATCTTGTCCCGTTAGCCCGCTGACTTGCCCGTTGCCGTTGGCGAGGCCAAAGGCAAAGCGGCGCGAGGGCGCGGGCTGCGTGGTTTCGCCCGCCGCGTTGTAGAGGCATAGGTCGCCAGCATAGAGATAGCTATCCCAGCCAATGCTGATGCGCCCGCCTACCATCCAGGATGTAATCGCCTCGGCATCGATTCCCGTAGTATGCGACATGACTAGATTGGAGCCGACATAAAAATCAAAGCGATTTCCAGCACTAAAGTAGACTGACCACTCCGACCACGTATCCACCGGGCCGAGCAACGCCGGGTCTGCTGTGGTGAGGGTGGTTGAGTTTTCAAGTAGGCGAAGTTCGGGCGCATTGTTGTAACCCACTTTGTAGGTAACACCCAGCGAGTTGGTGAGGTGGAAGGCGATGCCCGTGCGGTTTCCGCTTACCCCAACCCCGTTGTGGTTAAACCAGCCGCCCAACACGAGCGTACTCAGGCCGCCTGGAATTGACCGGCCTACGCCATCTGTATTCGCAAAGCGGCAACTATATGTGCCGGTGATCGCCTTCGTACTGCTGATGGTCGGCAACGTCGCGCCCGACGCCACGTTCGTTTCTGCGAGGCCCATTTCAAAGCCGAGTGCCTGTAACGGTACTAATGCCATGCTAAACCTCCTCCACTGCCACCAAATCGGCAATCGTAATCACGTAATCTTTAAGGAAATAGTCTCTTCTGCTTCCGTCCGCACCAACGCGCGGCTGCTTAGCCCAGCCGTTGTACCTGACCCACTCCAACGTCTGGCTGCGCGTGCGCCATGTCACCGCCGCCACCTCGTTGTCAAGCACATCAAACAACGCCATCGCGGCCTGAAATGACGCGTCATCCTCAAGCATGTCAAAGACAGGCCGCGCGTAGAGCAGTTCCTCGCGCGTGCCGCCATCGCTGTAGCTGCGCTCAGTGAGGACTTCGCCGCCGCGACAATCAACGGGAATGAGGTCAATATCGGGTACGTTCCAACCCAGACCAACTGCGTAACTGGTCATCTCTGCTGATACCTCCCCGCGGCGTTGTTGAGCAGCAATTCCATTTGCTTGCTGACCTCGTTGGCAATGTCATACGGCGATTGATTGCCGGTCGGAAAAATCTGGATTGCGCCCGGGCTGACCACGACGCTTGACGTGCTGCTGTTGGTCGTGCCACCACCACCTGGCGCGGCCAACGGCGGCGGCGTATACAGGCCAGGATTGGCGCGGTCAACATAGGGCTGGCTGCGGAGCTCCAACGCGCGGCGCTCGGCGTCGAGTAGCTCCTGATGCCGCTTGAGCACGCCCGCGTTGAGCCGCTCCTGCTCATCCAGCCACGCTTGGTTGTGGATGCCCACCGCCTCCAAAAAGGCGTTGGACTCCTCGGTGAACTGCGCGCGCTTTTCCGCCTCTTCGGTTTTGATTTGCTCGATGCGTTCGACGTGCGCGGCGGCCAATTCCTCTAATTGCGCCTGGTGATCTGCGGCTTGGCGGCCTAGCCGAATCCCGCGCTCGATGTCCTCCTGCTGCTTTTGGTCATCAAAGGCGCGGCGCATATCGTCGATGCGGAGCGCGTCATTCTCGGCTTGCTCGGCTAGGCGCAAAGCGTGCGCCTCTTGCTGCTGGGTGATGCTCTTATCGAGCGCGTGCGCCTCTTGCGTCAGCCGTTTGTCATGCGCTTTGTTTTCGGCGTCGATGCGCTTTTGTAGGTTGGCGGCCTCCTGGGTGGCGGCTTTGCGCCCCGCCGCATCCTGCTCGCTGATCGACTCGGTGAGCCGTGCGCGCTCTTTGGCGATAGCTTCCTGGTTGGCTTTGGCACGCTCTTCAGCTTCGTCGGCAAAACGCTGCTGCTCTTGGAAGATGGCATAGGCGTCCAGTTGTGCTACCGCGCTGAGCAAGGTGCGGCGGTGGTCGCGCTGCGCGCGCTCGCGTTCGCGTAGTTGGTCGGCCTCCAGCTCGGTGATGCGTTTGCTTGACTGCGCGCGCGCCTCTTCAATGCGCTCCTGCGTGGCGGCGCGTTGTTCGGCATTGCGTGCGGCGCTGTCGGCGCGTGCTTCGGCCAGCTTCTCTTCGTGGTCGGCGACCATCTGGCTGACGCGTTCGGCGCTGTCCGCCCGCGCTTGCCCAATCGTGCGCTCTAGGTCAGCCGCCCACTTGACGCGTTGACGTGCGCTGTCCTGCGCTACGTCGAGGATGGAGAGCTGTAGCTTGCGTTCGGCGTTGGCGCGCTGGCGGCCAAAGTCCTCCTGCTCGCGCAGGACGCTTTTTTCGTAGTTGGAGACAAGCGACGCTTGTTGGCGCAAATAGGCGCGCGTCTGTTCCAACCGCTCCACCCTGGCGTCGCGTTCGATCTCGGTGAAACCCTCTTCGCGGCGGCGCAAGGCGGCCGTCTGATCGTCGTCAAAGCTGGGGCCGGATGCGCCCCCACGCCCGCGACCGGGATGACGCGCGGCGTCGCGCCCGGCTGAACTAGCAATAAAGCGTTGCTGCATTCCCGTCGGCACTGAGACGCCCGCCAAGCGTTGCAGCGCCGCAGTGAGGTCTTGCGCCGCGCGTTCCATGCCGCGCAGCGATTCGGTTTGCGCCATAATCCAGGCTGCCAATAAGTTGCCGCCCAGATTGACGGGAGCAGAAACAATCTGGCCTATTTCTAGCCTGGCGTCTTTTGCCGCCACGCCCACCTTCTCTATTCCCGTTGCGGCCCCTTCTGCCGATTTCGCCAACGCGCCAAACTTTTCGTTAAGCAGCCCCAGGATCGCTTCCTGGAACGCCGCTTCGCGCGTCATGCCCGCGCTGGATGCGCGAAGTTCAGCGATGCGATTGTTGACCTCGGCAATGCCTAAGCCAATTTGATCCAGGCGGCGCAAGCTCTGATTGGAGATGGCAAGCTGCACCTCTTGGCTCATTTGGTCTTGCGCTACGCCCATCGCAATCGAACTTCCGCGCACGGCCGTGGTGAACCGCGTTACCTCGGCTTCGCTGTTGCCAAAACCCACGGCCATCAGCCGCGTGACATTGGCGAGCGCGCTGGTTCTGTCCACCGCCCCGCCCGATGCGCGCGTGTACGCCGCTAGCAGCCCATTCAGCCTGCCTGTGCCACCCGCCAGGTTTTCCGCCGCCACGCGTTGGCGGTTGTAGGCGACCGCCAGGTTGCTGGCATCAACCGCGGCGCGCGCGCCCTGTGACACCGCCAACCCTGCCGCAATCGGCAGCGCGCCACCCGCCAACCCGCCCGCAATCGCCCCGACTGGCCCACCAATGCCGCCCAAAGCCGCGCCCGCAAATTGGCTAACACCCTGGCCCATGCCGCGCTGGGTGGCGTTGCGCTGACGAATCTCGGCATTAAAGGCCGTGGTCTTGCGTCGCTCTTCCTGGATCGCCACCTGCGAGGCAGTACGCGCGGCCTGCTGTTGGGCCACCGACTCGGCGCGCGCTTGCTGGATGCGAACCTGTGACTCGGCGCGCGTCGATGCGCTGATCTGCGTCTGTTGCGCGCGCAAGACCACGGTTGTCTGCCGCGCTTGTTCGAGGGCGAGGCGTTGTTCGTTTTGGAGGGTGCGGAAGGCTTGCGAGATTTCGCGCGCGGTGGCCTGCCCCGCCTCACGCGCCACAGCGGGCGCGGCGCGCATGGCGGATAGGTCAATGCCGATGCGCGCTTGGGGGCCGCCTGCTGTTTGTCCGCCTGGTGGTCTAGCTGTCGCCATGAGCTACGTCTTTTGCTTTACGAGACTATAGGTGGGCACGTGGTGCGCTCTAGTTACGAGCAGCGGGTTGCCAATTGGCTTTGCGAACACAATATCTCGTATATCTATGAACCATCGTTGCCATTCCCAGGGCTTGGAGATTTCCTTGTGAATGGCTGGTACATTGAAATTTGGGGTGTCAATAACGCCAAATACAACGCGCGCAAAGCCATAAAGCAGGTTCAGTACAAGGCGCATGGCTTGCCTCTGATTGAATTGCCTGTTCATAGCTTCCACAAAGCGAATAAGGAGTTGTGGAAACGTAGGCTGTCTATATGTATGAAGTCGCCACTGTAAACCAATCATCTTTTAACTCGAATGTCGCCTGAGGATTTCCAGGACGCCTCGATACAAAACGGGCCAGAAATGATCAGAGGTTGACGATAGGATTTCATATCGCCCCGAACTTACCGTTTCTAAGTACCACGAATAATCCAGCGTCACGTCATGGCTCATCAGCAGATAGACCGCCTGATGCACCACATGGTCGATGTCGCTCCATAACCCGCGGCGCGCATCTCCTGTGCGGTCAGTCCAACGCGCGTTGGCCTGCATATAGGCCGTGACCTGCTCCGTGAGGCCGTCGATCAAAGCCACCACATCCTGCTCAATCGCGTCAATGCGGTTTTGCACGACCGCCGCCATATATGCGGCGGGGTCGATTGTCCATGTCACAAGCTCGCTCATTTATTGCACCTGCTCCGGCTCCGGCGGCACATAACGCCACATGCGCCCGCGGCTGCCTGGCAAAGCGGCCAACGCGCGTAGTTGCTCGACAAAATCCTCGAAGGTCACGCCGCTGCGTTCAGCTTGTGGACGCGGTAGACGAAAGCGCGAGTCAAGTAGCTGTGCCAACGCGTACTTGGGCCGCGTCTCATGTTGCTTCGGGTCGCCGGTTGGCACGCGCTCATGCAGCGCATTTTCGATGGTCAGCCCCACATATAGCACAGCATGATCCAGCTTCCAACCCGTCAGCTTGTTTTGCAGACACGGCCAATCAAAGCGCTGGCTCGGCCTGCCCCCCCACGTCTTGCAATCCAGATACAAGTCCCACATGGCGCGTTTGTTGGCGACGAAAATTGTCCAACGCGCGTGCCGGGTCATTGGCGAGATTGTAGATTTCCCAGATTTCGGCGCTGTATAACTCGCTAAACTCCGTCGGGCCGCGCAACACGTGTTCCACCAGCCACTTGGCAAGCCGGTAGCGTTCCGCGGCGTGCTTGGCGCGCGCGGCATCATTGGCGGCAGGCGGATAGAGTTCGCGCGCAACAATGGCGGCGAGTTCGTTGGGGATTTCGCCGTTGTCTTGCAGCATATCGAGTTCCGCCACGACCATCTCGACGACGCGCCCGGTGCCAAGTTCGACGGTAAACGTGTCATGCAGCGGCAGCGGGATTTCGCCCGCGGGGGTGGGCTTGAGCAGGACGCCATTGGAGGCGATTACTTGTGCATTGGTTTTTGCCATATAATCCTCAATCTAGTTGTGTGATAATGCCTACGCCACCTCGGCAATGTTGGCGGGCGGCATGACGGTGATAGCGAGGCGCGCGGGGTGGGTGATGATGTTGTACAGCCCCCACGTTTCATCATCAATTGCCTGGATGGTTAGTTCCGGCGACGTGAATGCGCCGTATTCGCCCTGAAAAAAGACGTAGTTGGACATGATCTTACATTTAGGCAAGAATAACCACGCATCATCCGCCCCCGCGCCATTGGCCTTGATGATGGCCCCGAAGTAAGGCATCGGGTCGCCGCCCACGCCCTGCAGTTGCTTGACGCTGGAAATCGTGGTCACACTCTTGCCGGTCAACACGGCCAGCATCGTCAGATTAAGGCCGGAAAAGCGCAGCTGCAGTTCCACGCCCTCCAGCACCGCGGCCGTGCCTGTAATCCTGTCGTCGCCGCGGGCCATCGCACTGACCAACTGCGCGGTGCCGCGTGCCATCTCCACGCTCATTACATCGGTCAACGATCCGTAGTCGTCGGTGGCATTAAACGTCGCCACTTTAGTGTCATTGACTCCGAACGGTAAATCACCTTGCTCATACGGCATAAAAAATCATCCTTTCTTGCTGCCTACGCATAGGCGGCGTGCATATCCTGTGTCGTCACTTCGCTCGCATTGAGCAAGTCTATGAGGGCAGACGCCGCGTGCGTCCACGTCTGGTTGTCCCTAATCCACGCCGCGGCTTGCCGTCCAAACTCAGCGGCCTCCGTTGGTCGCTCATAACACCAGCGCATTTTCTGCGCCAGTTCCGCTACATCCACCACGCGCCATTCCCCCAAGCTGGTGCTGCGCTCACGCGGAATGGGCTGCATCACCCCCTTTTCCACCACGATGGCCCATTCATGTGCATCGCTTAACCCACTGTACGCTTGGGTGATGACGGGCAAGCCTTGACATGCCGCCTCTCTATGAATCATGCCCCACCCTTCGCTACGGCTGGGCAAGACCAAACAATCTGCCTGCGCGTAGAGCATTGCCATGTCCGCTACATCCTCGCCTTGATAGACAATGCGCTTGTCAGCGTCCACGGCCCCGGCCATCACCGTCGTCACATTGTTGTCATCCGGGCGGTATTTGATGAGCAAGCGCACATCCATCGTGCCAGTGGTTTTGCCGCCAAAGGCCAGATAAAACGCGTCCCAGACTTCGTGCCAGCCCTTGCGCTCGTTGCGGTCGGCAAAGGTGAGGAAGGTGTAGGGCTTGGCCGCATCGCGCGGTTCTGTGCGTAGCGGAAACTCTGCCGGGTCGGTGCCACCATGCACCACGGAGATCGGCGCGGTCACACCGCTGTTGGCGAACGCATCGGCGTTGTGTTGGCAGGGCACGATCACGCGTTCCACGCCGCTGTTATTGATAGTGTCCGCCCAATCCGGCGGCAGGATGCTGCCCTCGGTCATGCTGAATAGCCAGTGCCTTCGCGCAGGTGGGCGATATGGCTGCCCTTTGGCTAGGATTCGATCATCCCCGTAAAGAATTGGAGTGAGTTCTGGCGGCGGCGGAATTGGTTGCAACATAAACGGTGGCGCACAAGTGATGGTCAGGCGGCTCCAGTCGATGTTGAGTTGCTCTAGCAGCCACGGCGGACGGTCTAGCTCGCCGATGTGCAGAGCGCGTACATCAGCACCAGCCTGTTGCAAGGCGCGGATGAGGCGGCTGTTCCATCTTCCGTATCCATCGCGTTGGTCGAAATACCCTATATGATTCAGCTTCATGCGGGCTGCCTCAGAGAAACCAATAGGTAGTCGTCTCTTTGCATATGTACGTCCATTAGATTCGGCGCATCCATCAGCCCTAGTCCGGGCTGGAACGTCGCCGCGTACGCGTCGTCGAAGTGATGCCCCTGCGTGATGGCAAAGACGCGCTTAGCGATGGCCACCACCGCGACGGCGGTCAGCGCGTAGATATAGACCTCTAGCCGCTGCGCCACATCAACTAGCTGCTCCGCTTCATCCATCACCCTGTACTGTGGCACGACCGCCGCTTCACGGATAACGATACAGGCGTTGAAGCTGCCGCCCGCCCACACCGCGGGCGTCTGCGCGGCGTCGGTCACGCCAGCCACCGTAAGGTCGCGGTCAGCATAGATGCCGCCTGGCACAAGCGCGGGCAGCGACGCGTCGGCACGCAGGTAGGCTGCAAATTCCGTTTCGCGTGTCACAACACCACCTCATGCGCTGCCAACGCATCCACAAGCGCCATTAGGTCGGTCACATATTCAGCCGGCGGCGTAAAGCCGTACTTGGCTTCGATGTCCGCGCGCATCTGCTCACGGTCGCCGGTAGCTAGGTCAGTTATGCCCGCGTAATGTTTCGCGTTGCCATCATGGATAGGCGGCAATGCGTCGGGTGCGGGCAGCCCCAAGCGCGCCAGCAACGCTCTGACCGTGGCGTGGGGGCGCATAACAAGGCTCTCGTAATTCACAACCTCATAGGGCAAGTCAAGCTCGGCAAGGTCGCGAAAGATTTGATGATAGGCATGGCGAATATTGGCAGTGGCGGTCATGCCATCGGGCGCGTGCGGGGCGGCCAATTGTGAGGCAATCATCGCGTGCCAATCGCGGCTCATCACCAGCACCATCGGCGTGTAACCAGCTACGTCAAGGCGCAATAGCATTTGCCCGATGTCCGGCCATCGCTTGTCATGCGGTAGGCTGCGCCGCCAGGCGATGCCGGGTGCATCCCCGATATCGCGCATCCGCGGGATCTCCGTATCCAGCCGCTGCACATGCCCATCATCGCCGTGGCAGCCCGCGGCGATGAGCAGCCGCGTCATCAGGCGCGTGCCGGAGGACTCCGGGCCGAGTACGAGATAGGCGCGCTTATTGCTCATGTTTGCCCCATTCTGGCGATGGCCTGCACGCCACCCGGCACGGCGACCGTATCCACGACGCGATAGGTGTCGCCGTCATAGGTAAACGTATAGCCCTCGTTGATGTCCGTATCTGCTAAAGTTGCGTGATCCTTGATGCCGAAAACGACAAGATGCCGCTGCGGGGCCGCGCCCGCCAAGCCAGCGACCAACGAGGCGCGGTTGTCGCTCGTGGCACGCACCGTCTGCGCGGCCAGCGTCGCCGCGGGCGTCACGTTGCCTGCGCCATCGTTGGTGGCGGGCTTCGTGAACACGACTGACGACGGCTTACGTTGTATCTTGGCCCAGATGCGCTCAGCGCGCGCAGCGTTGCTAATTGGCATAGTTCACCCCTACGGATACCAGCGACGATTTGAAGCCCGCGCCAGCCCAAACAACGCGGGCCGCTGCCCCACGGGGATTTCCACCGCGGCAATGGCCTCATCCAGCAGCCCCTGCCAGTAGTCAAGCAACGCTTTCTTGGCATTGGCGATCTGGCTCAGCCGCTCCGACTCTTCGTTCTGAGTGTAGTCCGCCGCGTTGGACGCGGACGCCCAATCGACGCGGATGATCAGCACACGCGCACCCGCCTGCGTGCCCGCGTCGCCCCATTCGTCCTGGGCCGCGACAAACGTCGCTTCGGCGTCCGCGTCGGGCAGCGTGGTTGCAGTGCGTCCGGTATCGTCGCGCAAGGCGGCGTAGAAGTCTTCGTAAGCCATCAGCCCCCCTTACGCGGCCAATTCCGCCAACGCCGCGCGCAAACTCTCCACCGTGGCCTTGCCGATGGTGGTCACCGCGATCAGGTCATCGTCGGTCGCCGCGGTCAGCGCGTCGCGGTCAGCATAGCCCGCGGCGGTCAACGCCCTTTGCTGTTCCGCGGTCAAGCCAAGCCCCGCCAACGACGACGTTGGTATGGTCTCGCCACGCGCCGCGGCGATCTCCGCGTCGATCTCTGCCTTCGTTTTGCGCTTGGGCAGCGGTTCTTTGGATGCCGCCTTTGGCGCGTCCACCTCAACCAGCGCCCCGCGCGCCAGCTTGCGTTCGACCGCGAGCGTGCGCGCGACCTGGACGGGGGTGCCTGTAGTGGCAACCCAGGCTTCGCCGTCGGGATGGTCGCGATGTTTTTCCGAAAGCGCAACCCGCCCGTCATCGCGACCGGGTTGCACCCAGATTAGATCAGCCATAATCCCCCCTTAGAAAGTGAGTGTTAGCGTTCTGGCAGCCGAGCCATCCATCACGGAAAACCCCATTACCTCACTCATCACGAGTACATTGGTTTGATTTGTTATATATCTCTCGCTCTCGGTAATGTCGCTGCCAATCTCCGTCACCATCTCCAATCCAAAGCGACGGTCATAACCCAAGATGACATTGGCTGCCACATCATCCGTCCAGCCATAACGCACGCTGTCGGCGGTCATGTTGATTGGCGTCAACGCCATGCCGCGCCCGCCCAGATTTGCCCCGGCCAGTGGCACGTTGCCGCTGCCTGTATTGAGTAACATCAGTTGCAGGGCCGCCGCCGAACGCATCAACGAATGCGTCAGCGCATAGGGCTGCACAAACAACATACCAAAGGCGAACCAGCCTTTGAGCGTCAGCGTGCCACTGACCGCCGCGGCGTCAAGCGTGTTGAGCGCCACGTTGGTGGCGGCGTTGCTGTTGCCGTCACCGTTGATCAGCACGTCAATCGCCGCGCTCACCTTGTCGATTTCATCCTGCAGCGCGGCGAACTGAATCCACCACGCCAGGCGATCCACACGCAGACGCCGCTGCGCCTCATAGCTCAACTGGATGCCACGGGCATATTTTTCCAGCTTGATGGCATGTTCGGCCTCAACGAGCTTACCCAGCGGAATGTCAGCCGCCTCACCGACGCGGTATTTGCGTACCTCGGTGGCGTCATACTGGATATAGGCGGCGCGGTAGTCGCTGCCGGTGACGGGTGTCGTGACCGCCACCAGTTCCGACAGTGGAATGGCCGCGGCGACGCGATCCTCCCAGCGCACCATGGCGGCCTCGGCATAAGGGCGATCCCAAGAGCCGACGATACTGTCGCTGGACAGCACCACTGCGCGTTGTTCGGCACGCGGCGCATAGGCTACCTTGCGATACTGCCGCGCAAAGAACTCCGGGTAGAGCGCGCGCCCGACAGGGTTATCGGTGAAGGCCGTGGACATACTGGCCCATTGGTTGGCGGCGGGGTCACTGCGCGTCATAATCCCCGCCGCACGCAGTTGACGCTCAAAGGCGTCGAGGTTGTCGCCTTGCTCGGATGGGTTGAGCGTCTCCAGAAAACGCCCAAACGAAACGCCTGCTTTGATGGCGTCGCGATGAATCGTGATCGCCGCCTCCGGCTCGGTCAGCCGCTGATGCAGCTCGGCGGGCGACATCGATTTGACTTGTGCTTGTGCCATTATGTTTGGCCCTCCTGTGATAATCGCCCTGCGGCGAGTGAAAGTATGCCTAGAGCTTGACCACCACCGCGGTGGCGTCACTGGCGTCGATAATCATGCCGCGGCTTACCGTATCCTCGGTGCTGACGGCTTGAATGTAGCCCTCCGCCGCACCCGAAGCCAAGTCGCCGACGATCTTCAAGCCTGCGGTCAAGGTGGCGCTATCGCCGCCTGGCAGGGTCATAAAGCCCGCGTGCTGTACGCTGCAAAAGCCGTCGCTATCCACGCTGAGCAACTTACCTAACACGTTTTCGCCGCTACCCGCCAGGGTAATCACGTTGTCGCTTTCGATGCTCACCGCCAAGCCAACTTGCGCCGCGCCACCCGCAAGCGTGGCGTCATAGACGATGGTGTCATCATGGACAAAAGTCGCGACCTCGTGCGGCTTTGGCCCCAACTGGAAACTGTTTGCTGCTCTGGGATCGGACATCTTGCTCTACCTCCTGTATTAAATCTTACTTTCGGTTCAACTGAGCGCGGGACGCCGCGCCGCTGTGTTAATTGTTACTCGCCGCCACCTGGTACCAGCCGCCATCGGCCCACACCAACGTGGCGCTGTCCCCAGCGCCCAACGCGATATTGCCCGCGCTGATCAGCCCGGTCGTCTCGCTGATGGTAATGGTTTGCGCGCCGATGTTGACCAGGATTAGATAGTCAGTGGTGTGGACGATCTCCGCACCGCCATCGATGCTGACCGCGCCCGCCGACTCCAGCGGCTGCAAGCTGCCGGTGGGGGTGAGCGTCGCGTTCATGGTTAGTGAAATCGCGTCCTGTGCGGTGATGTTGACAAAATCGCTCACCGTCAACTCGGTTAACGTTGTGTCGCCGGTCAGCGTCAGATCGCCCGCGACGGTGGCGTCATCGCCGACGATCAGGTCGCCCGCCAACACCACCGTGTCGAAGTTGGTCACGCCGCTCTGCGCGTCGGCGGGGCTGGGACGCGCATACAGCAGCAACACTGCGACCAACAGCAGTGGCAACAGCAACGCGCCGAGCATGTTACGAATTCTGTGCATAACGCCTCCTATTAAGAACGGTAAGCCGCGTCAGCCACGAGCGGTGCAGCTTCCACTTGGGCCGGTTCGTCGCCGTCGTTGGTCTGCCGCCCCCCCGCGAAGCGCGCATCGCCCGCGGCCTTCCAGTCGTCGCGCATGCGCTTGACTACCTTGAGTGGCGCGCCGCGCAACTGCTCTTCGTAGGTCTCGCTGTCGAAGTCTTGGCCGAGCGCGCGCACCCCCTCAGCCAACGCCTCAGCCACGAGGTCATTGCGGTAGGCGTCGCCGTCCGCCGCGCGCGGCTCCAACGCCGAGACGCGCTTGGCGAGTTTGTCCGCCGCGCTGAGCGCGTCGGCTTCCGTGGCTGCCTCGCGCCGCTCTTCCGTCAACACCCCGGCGCGAATCAGGGTATCGACCAACTGCCCAAACTGCTGCTCATTCATGCGTGTTACCTTTCCGGGCTGTTGCCCCTGGTTCGCTGCCGCGCCATTTGCGGCAGGGTCTGACTGTATATCCACACCCGCGTGCCGTTTTTGCAGCGCGGGCAAAGCTAACATACGTGCGGTCGTGGCTTTGTCGAGGCGATAGACGACTTCGGCGTGGCGAACGTCGTCGATGGTGAGCGCGCCTTGACTCGCTAGCTCATAGACCTTCTCGATCATCGCCCCCGGCGTTGCGCCCTTGTAAACGCCCGAAACCTCAGCCAAGTGCGCGCCGTCAATGCCCACGGTTGCCAGCAGTTGCCGGATCACCCCGTCCTTCTCCTCCTCATAGGTAAAGCCCGCGATATGGCGGCATCCTCCGCGCCAGTAATCCTGGCCGCAGATGTCGCAGATCATAGCCCGTTGCCCATACCAACCAATCGAGAGGTAACGCGTCAGCCCGCCGCGGATGCCGTTGATCAGGTCGTCGGTGTCAACGGTTTGGATCGTCATGCGTGAAAGCGTGTAAAAGTCGGCGCGCACGATGGACACCAAGTCCGTCGCGTAGGCGACGTTGGCGGGGGCGTTGTCTGTCCCGGCCTGCTCGGATAACTCGCCGGTCAAGCTGCCGCCGATGGGCAAATGTTCGTGGTCGTGGCTAGGCAGGAAGCCCACACCCGCCGCGGCCTCGCGCGCATAGTTTTGCAGGCTCGACAAAAGCATCCGTGTGTAATAACCGTCGAGCCGCGATGACGAAATCTCGCCGCGGAAGAAATAGGGTGGATGCTCTTCCAGCACGGCGGTATCCAGCACGCGGTCACGCCGCAAAATATCGTTGAGCGTGGCAATGCGGGCGGCGTCGCCCACGGCGCGCACTTGGATCGGGAAAAAGAGGCGTTCAGACGTGTCTTGTTCCGGCATAGTTGCCTCCTATGGCAAGTTCACGCACACATTGGGCGCGGGCGGGGCATGGCGGGGGTCTGACATTGGTTGCTTTTTGCCGATGCTGTCAACGGCCTGCATTGCCGCGCTAGTCAAATGGTCGATTTCTGCACCACTCAATTCGCGCGGCGTGATGCTGGATAGGTACGACCAAATGGCCTTGCGTGCCTGTTCGCGTGCTAACTCATTTGTGTCCGTTGCCATTTGACGCACCCTCCCTGGTTGCTTGTATAAGCTCAAAAACGCGTTGGGCGACTTGCTCAACGTAACGGTCGCTGTTTTGGTCAAGCGCCTCGTTGCCATCCCCATCGTCACCCGGCACATCGTCATCCTCGTCGCCATTTGAGGCAGCCTGGCTCGGCGCTGGCCCCACCGCGACTTCGCCGGTGATCTCTTCGCTGGCCTGGTCTTGCGTGATGAAACCCTCGTTGCGCTTGGTGACGGCATTGGCAATCTGCAGCGTCTCAGTCTGTGCGTCGCGCATGGCCTCAGCCGCGCGCAGTTCGGCAAAGCGAAACTTGACCTTGGCCTGGATGCCCTGCGCTTCGAGCGCCAGCGTCAAGAGCCGCTCCAAGAGCGTCTCGGTGTAGTGCTGAATTGACTTGATGCCCGCGGCGTAAATTTCCCACTGCCGGTTACTTTGCGTCTCGGTGTTCGATTCGCTCAAACCCATCATGATCGGCATCGACTTGAGCGCGCGTGTGATCATGCGCTCCAAAGCGGCGATCAGCCCCTCGATGCCGCCCAAGCTGCTCGCATCCACCGCGCCCACAGGTCGGTTGAGCGTGAAATGGTCGGTGTGGATATAGGCATCGTCGGGCTGCAGCGTCTTGTAATAGTCCGCCACGCCGTCCAAAACTTGCTGGATGATCGCCGCCTGCTCTTCGTCGGTGTCGGCGGCGTCCAGTTGCGGCCCCAGCTTGGCGGTGTCGGCGCTGATGTCCAACCGTGGGTAGCCCTGCTGCTGCACCACGCGGCGAATGTCATGCAACATGCCCAAGAGGAAGAGGCTGACAAAGAGCGCGGGCGCGGCGAGGGCGCGTCCATAGGGGCTGTCGGGGAAGGGGTCAATCGGCACATAACGGATCGTGGGGCGATCCAGCGACACGAATTGACCATCCTGCCATTGGCCGGGCTGCCACACCAGGCCGCGCACGGGGTCAGCCACACGGCGGAAACGCACCGTAATCGGGTCAGGCACCACCAGGTCAACCGGCAGCCGCCCGTTGCCATCTAGCACCAATTCGGCAAACTCCGCGCCGCGTAGAAAGGCGCTCATAAAGAGGCGACCAATCACCACATCGACGGAGCCGTAATAGTCGTCGAGCTTGTCCATAAAGGCATTGGTGGCGGCTTGCCCGCGCGCGTGCGGAATTTCGTTGCCGGAGGCGGTGACGCGGTTAGCGGTCGCCTCCCAACCAGGGTTGCACATGCGGTGGAAATCCCAATAGGCACGCGAGACTTCCGGCGATAGATCGGTCAGGACTTCGAGCAAACGCGCGGGCGACAGATGTTCGAGAAAATCACGATTGGCGTGCAGTACCGTCCAGGCGTCGTCAAAGCGATCCGGCGGCGCAACTACCAGCGCGTTGGGCAGGAGGCCGAAGCCCTCTTCACGCGTGACGCGTCCACGCGGGGCGCGGATGCCGACGATGGGCATGGCGCGGATGGCGCGGACGGGGCGTTGCCAGAACTTCCACCAGGGTCGCGTCGTTCTCGCCATGTTTACCAGCCCTTCGCTTTGGCTTGCGCCATCGGCACGCCGCGATTGGTTGCCGCCTCAATCCTGCCCACAATCGCCAGCGCATAGGCGTCGGCACGGTCATCCGCCATGCCGTCGGGCGCGCGTAAGGTCGCGCCTTCGATACTGCTCAATTGATGCCAACTGGCCTCCGCGTGCAACACGATGGTCTTTGTCTCTGCGTTTTGCTTAAAATGGTCGGCGCATTCGGTATACAACAGCGCTTTGCCCAGTTTGCTGCTCAGCCAGCCCACATGCTCATCCTTGTCATGCTGCTCCACATCCCAGTCATGGCCGTGCAGAAGACGCACGCGGCGCGCATTTTGCTCCAACCAGCCAATCACGGCGTGGCCGTGGTTATTGCGTTCCACCAGCGCGGGCGCGTGGTTGTAGTAGGCGCTCATCAGCTTGATATGCCCGCCAAAGACGCCCGGCTCATATTTGCCCGCCAACGTCGCGCACTCTTCACCGCTTTTGAGGTCAATCACCGTCAGCGCTGAATCGTCGCTGTTGGGATTGCCCTCGGCGGGATCCGCGCCAATCACGTATTTGCGTCCCGCGACAGGCGGGCGGTAGATTTCGAGCTTGGGCAGCGCGGGCGCGCCGCGGACAGCGCGCAAGGGTTTCATTTCCGCGTAGCACGCCTCGATCCACGCGGGCGCAATGCGCTTGTCCAAAGTTCTGGGCAGCAAGGCTTCGCTGTCCGTCGCAGGATATTCGCCCAGAACGTTGTCCGTTGCGCCCGTCTCGGCCATGTCCTGTGCCTTTTGACGTTCGTACCAGGCGCGTGTGCGTCCTGGCCGCGCGTGCCAGGGCAAAAACACATGTTGCCATTCGGTATCGCCCTGTTTCGCCGTGCGATAGATCGCCTTAAAACGGCTTTCGGGCAAATCCTTGTTGGCGCTGGAGATCAGCCACATACGCCCGCCCGCGTCAATCGTGGGTCTGACCGCGTTGAGCAGGCTTGGCAAATCGGGTTGATAGTCAGCTTCGTCTACCATGACCAGGCTAAAGGTATATTGACGCCCGCCATTGGTGGCAAAGGCCATTGCCGACGATCCGTGACTCAACTCCCATTTAGTCTTGTTGTCCTCGGTTACAGTCGCCGTTCTCATCCACACAGGCAGCCGCTCCCACATGCCCTTGAGCCGCTTGTCGAGCAATTCTTGGGCGTCAATCTCGATCCGCGAGAAAATGGCAATCGTCGCAATCGGATAAAAGATCATGCGCCACAAGGCATAGGCCAGGCACAACCACGTCAGCCCCAACTGGCGCGCCTTCAAGATCACTACTTGGCGGTTGTGATGCAGGTCATCCAAGATGCCGCGCTGCGCGGGCCACAGCGTAAACGGCTCCCAGGTTTCATTGGTCGCGTTGAGGATCATCACGTACTCGTTAATAAAGTAGGCCATATCAGCTTGGCAACGCCTCATCTCCGCCTGTTGCTGGCGCATCTGCTCGATCTGGCGCGCTGTCTCCTGCGGGTTGATCTGTTGCAGACGCGTCAGTAGCTTGCGCTTGGCCTCCGTCGTCCAATCCCGCCAATCCGCGGGTAATGCGCTCGATGGCGGCATCAAGGGCCGCGCCGGATAACTCAATATGTTCGGTTGATTGCCCAGTGGCCTGTCGCTGTAACTTGCTTGCATCGGTCAATACTTTCGCTAACGCGGTAAGGTCAAAGGCCATCGTAATGACAACCTCGCCGCTGGGTAGGGTCGTGGTCTTGCGGCGGATGAACTGGTTTGCGCCGGGCAGAGCCGCATCAACCAGCGTCCGCAACGCATCGGCTTGCGCCCAATCGCGCTCTTGCAAGTCGCGGCGGCGTTGCTCCCACAGTTGGCGGTTTTGCTCGGCCAGGTGGTCTTGGTATGCAGATGCTCGTGCCACCCACTCGTTGTCAGCCGACCACGTAGCCCAGCGGCGTGGGGCGCGTTTCCCGTCGCCCTTTTGTTGCCCTTTTGTCGCGAGATGGGCGGCATAGGCGGCGTCGATGGAGCCTTCGCGCAAGTAGTGCTGAAAAGCCGCGAATGCTTCTTTGCTCTCTTTGGCGCGTCTACTCCAGGCATGTGCCACATTAGGCCGCCTCTAGCAGGGTGGGCTGCTGGCCGGTTGCGTCTGCGTAGCGTTGGAGCATGATCGCGATATAGTCCTCGCTCATCTCAATTGCTCTGACCTTGCGCCCCGTCTGTTCGCCGCCCAGCACAGCCCAGCCAGCCCCCGCGAAGGGGTCAAGGACGATGGCCCCAGGCTCGGTGAATTGCTCATACACCCAAGCCGCCAATGCTGCGGGCTTTTGCGTCGGATGCCATCGCCGTTCGCGTTCACTGTCGCGCAGCATCCCATTCCAGCGATGGCGGAATAACTTAGCGGCTTTGTCCTGATTCGTCCACGCCAGTTCGCAATCGGCAAAGTTGCCCGTCGTTTCCTTATCCCAAACGAGCCAGCAGGAAGATGGCCCCAAGCCCTCAACGTAGTAGTTTGCGCCCCACCAGACCTGCACCGCTTTCGGGTACATCTCCAAATAGAAAGAGGATGCCTTGAGCGCGGTATCGGTTGTATCGTCCCCGATAATGGGCGCATACTTGCCCACGTCTACTAGGTTCGCGGCTCCGACGGAGCCGCGAACATCCTTGCTCCCAAACGGCTTGGCACCGTTGGCGGTGCCAAGCCGTTTGTCTTTCTTCCAAGTTTGAATAGGATAAAGGCCAGGACTGGCCTTTATCGCCTCCCCTCCGCCAACATGCCCACGAACTTTTTTCACGCCCCCAAAAGGGATGATGCCGTTAGGCCCTTCTCCGCCACCAACGGATACGTTGGTGGCGACGATGCTCACGCCGTAAGGCGGATCGGCGATGATCAGGTCAGGACGTTCTTCGCCCAGCAGCCGCGCGATAATCAGCGGGTCAGTACAATCGCCACAGATGATTTTATGCTCCCCAAGCTGCCACAGATCGCCGCCATTGACATTCCATTGCTCGCGAAGGACTTGCCCCCTGTCCACCTGCGGCTCCGCGTCCACGTCGGTCTTGACAGGCTCAGGCACATGCTCGGCTGCCAGCATCGCCAGCAAATCCCTCACGCCGTCATCTTCCACCGGCGTCATCTCCACGCGGCCCAGCAACTCCGCCAACGCCGCGCCGTCAAGCTCGGCGAGGGATGTGGTGAAATCCAGCAAGGCCAAAATGAGATCCGCCTCGCTGTCTGAAACGTCCAGGATCGTCACCGGCCATTCGCCGCCAGCCTCCTGCCGTAAATGACCGTCGATCAGCGTCAATGCCCCGCCCGCGCGTTCACTGGCATACGCAATCAGCGGGGCGACGATGCCCACCTCAGAAAGTAGCCCACGGACGGCTTGGGCTTGCGGCTCTGGATGCCGCCGAAAGTTGCTCGCGTTTTGGGCAAGCTCGGACGCCGTGACGATGCGCGTCTCTTTTATGCGATTTCTCCAAGCCACCTGGTCGCTCATACCCCCTGCTTCCCTACTCGCCTACACCCCAGCGCTGCGCCTTTGCCAACTCCGTCCCCATCCTCACGGCTCTGTATGCTCCCTCTACAAATGGAACTAGCAAATCCGGCTCCACGTCGGGAAACCATTGCTTCAAGTGCGCCATCGCCACGGCAAAGGCCTCGGTGCCGGTTTCGATTTTGCCCGTCTCCTTGAGTTGCTGCACGCCCTCGACGATAACTTCCGCCACGTCGCGAATTTGCGCGGCTAACGGCTCGGTGCTTTCCAGCGCCTCAAGCGCGCCCGCGAACGTCACCGGCTCGCGGCGCCACAGGAACGCATAGCCCGCAATGACGAGCGCCAACACCGCCGCACCCAGGGTGATGATCTCGGTTAACTCCATCTCAAGCTCCAATCCCTAGTGTAATTAACGTCACCGCCCACACCACGACGCGCACGACTGCGACCAATAGCGCAGCCGTAAGCAGGCCCAGCAGCATGGCGATGAGTAGCGCGCTTGCGGTAATGCCCAGGTCGCGCAGTGTCATGCGCCGATCTCCTGCCGAATTTGCGCCAATGCCTGCTCTAGTAGATTGCCGTAGTGCGCTTGTTGGCCCTCACCGTTGTAGCGCGTGACCGCCTCCCACCAATCGCGCCGACGCAGTGCATCCGCCAACGCGGGGTCAGACAGCACGTAATTGACGAAGCCAAGCACCTGAGCGTTGACGCCATAGCGCGGATGCTTGAACGCGGCGAACATGGCCTGTGGCGTGGCGTAGCCGACGCGCGCGTGGTTCGCCCCCATGACCTGTGCAGAGCCTAGCCCCGTCGAGCGTAGCGCGGCGGTGTCGTTGAGGCCGCGTGCAAAGGCCAGCAGCTTGTGCCGCGCGTCCATTGCGCCGTGCGCGTTAATCCATTCGGCATTGGGCGACGGTCGCCACCACTGGTCGCTGTAATTGCCAGGCGTGAACTTGAAGTGCATATCGAAGAGCGCGTCGTTGTTTAGTTCGGCTTTGAGCACGTGAACCTCGAAGCGGATCGTAATGAGTCCGTCCGTAAAAGCGCGGTTGGCGGACTCGACTTGGAGGAAGGCAAGGGCAGTCAGTGGATCAATTGTTGCCGCGGGCATCACAGGAGGCATCAAAACAGGCTCAAGCGGCGCGGGCTTCGTCGCACTCAACAGCGCGGCCAGTACCCACCCGCTTTGCCCGTCCCACTCGACTTGCACCCACTCGCGCGTGGGCGTGCTGGTGATGACGCGCAACACTTGCCTGTAGGCAGCCGCGGTCAGTTTTTCGGCTTCAACGTCAGGGGCGGCGCGCAGGTTGGCGCCGCTGACAACGTTTACATAAAACGTTGCGCGCCCAGGGGGCTCCCGGGGCGGCGTGGGGGCGGGGGTGATGACAGGGTCGGGCGCGGGTGTAGGTTGCTGCGCTTGCGGCATGGTGGCAAGCTGGAACGTAACCAGCGTAGACGTGTGGATGCCAGGGTTGCCGTCCGCGCCCATGCCGATGCCCTTAACCGCATCGGATGGATAGCCACCACCGGTCATTGCTACGCTGAACTCGTTGAGGCTTTTGGACATAGGGAAATTGCCTGCATCGAAACCGTTGCGACCATTTGTGTCAAGTTCAACCCGACCAGAAGGCCACTTCACCACGAACGGAAACCCTGCCCGCAACTTACCATTCTCGTCCAACGCTTCGACATAGATGTGATGCCGCCCGCCCGCTTCGGCCTCGCTGTACCAACGTGCGGCGACGACGCGCCAATAGGTATCACCTGGCGCGACTGATGGCGTTTCGATGGTGACGCCGCGCTGCGTAAGCCGTTCGTCCCAATCACGCGGCGACAACGCGGGCGCATCGGCATTGTCCGAATAGGCCGCGGGGATAAAGGTCTGCATGTCGTTACCCTGGTCACTATAGTTTTGAGCATTAATTTGAGGGGATTGGTAGCCACGCGCGACCGCTGCGCGGAAGTCCTGCAGTAATTGCGGCTTGTTGCGCATTTCCCAATCATGGACATTTTCCACATCGGGCGGCCCCAACCAACGGAAGTTAACGGCTGCCTGAAACTGGGGCAGATTCGCGCCGCGGTTCCAGCCATGCACCCAATCGTACATGGCGGTGATGATGCCCGTATTGCGATCCTCCCAACCTGTAACAACATCAAACTCGGTGATAAAGGCAGGTAGGTGCAGCAGCTCGCGCGGCACTTCCTCGATGGCATCAAGGACGGTCAGGAAGCCGTAGTATTTGTCCTGCAGCGGCTTATCCATCTTGGCTTCGCTCAACAGTTCAGCGGGGTTCATACTGCGCGCATAGCCATGGAAGTTGAGCGCGTCGCACAGGCCGGTGGGCGCAAGGATTCGCAGCACGTCACGCAAATAGATAAACCACGGCGTTGGGCTGGCATGATAGGGGGCAATGGCCGCGTGCATGACCCTCGCGCCAGGCACCGCCCGCTTGATCGCTTCGCTACACAGCAGGAAGCAGCGCGCGTACTCTGCGGCGGTGATGACGACACCATTGGGCCGCTCCCACTCGCCGTTTGGCTCATTGCCGATGATGACATAGCTGATGCCCTGGCTGGTGGCGACGAAGGACGCACAAGCCGCCGCAAAATCTTGGTACTGATGCGGCAGGGGGAGCGTGCCTGCGTTGCCATAACCGTGATTGATTCTCACAAGCACGCCAATGCCGCGGCGGGTGGCGGGGCGATAATCGTTGCCCTGCGCGCGCGCGTTCAGCCCGACCTCTTCAGTGGCAAGCGTCCACCCTGGCTTGTCGCCGTGCAGGTCTTCCGCGCCGGGGTCATGGATGCCGTGAAGGTATTGGGTCATTCGCAGTCCTCGCGGATCGAAAAATCCACACCCGCCATCGCAAAAACCGCACTGCGACTGGCAGACGAAACCGAGAAGAGCCGCCGGTACACGCCAGGCGGCAACGGCTCATCGATGCCTGTGGCCGGGTTGACGTAGGTAGTCGGCACCTGCCACGCCAACGTAACCTCCTGGTCAATCGTGCCTTCCAGCAAAAAAGGCCCCGAAACGCTGTAGACAACAGTTTTTGGTGGCGACTCGCGCCACGCCGTACCATCCTCGATCAATTTTCCCGCGCCGTCGGCGTGAAAATCGTAGACGATGATCAGCTTCTCGCCCGGACACAGCGCGCTTTCGCCGATCACGCGTGCGTTGTCAATGGCGACGCCGCCGATCTCCTCGTTAATCCGCGCCAGCCAGAACGCACCGACTACCGGCACCGCAATCACAACCACCATCAGGGCAATCAAAAACCACTGGATAAAGTTCGAGCGCCGTTCGAGTTCGTCGATCCGTTGGATGCGTAACAGGGCATCCTGTTCTGCCTGTTCTGATCGTGTTGGAACGTCAGGGCTTGCCATCCTTGCCCCCCATCTCGTGGCGAATCCAGCCGCGTACCTCATGCAGGACGCTCATAATTTCGCGCTGGTTGGTGTCCTGCCCGGTTATAAAGGTCGTCAGCGTGCCGCGTAGCGCGTGCATTTGCCCGCGATTCTCGACCTGGGCTTCCGTGGCTTTGGTCAAATCCTCGGCATAACGCTCGATGAGCCGTTCACGTGAGGCGGTAGACTCCTGGCGTTCGGTGCCCAACGATTGCAGAATATCTTTCCTCTCCTTGAGGCTCTCGATATGGTAGCGGTTGAAAACCCAGCCCATCACAATCAGTGCCGCAAGATACGGGCTTTGGCTGGCAATTCCGGACAATGTATCGAGTTCCACAGGGCAGCCACTCCATCATGTCTGGGCAAAAAGAAAAGCGGCGGCAGCACAGGAATATCCTGTCACTGCCACCGCTTTGTACGATAGCTCGCTAGTTCGGTTGTGTGCTACGTGGCGTTTATTCTGCCGAGTTTAACGTCTGCATCCGTCCGCGCCCCACCTTGACCACACGCGCCTTGGTCGTGACGCGCTTTTCTGCCTCCAACTGGCCCCACGAGACAATCACGGCCACCTCGCCTACTTCCTGGCTGGTCAGCATCTCGATCAGTAGCTTCTCAACTCTGGATGCCGCGGCGCGCGCGGCGTGTTGCAAATCTGGTGACGTAGCGGGCATGTGTTCCCCTCAAGGATAGAGACTTTAACGGCCTATGTCAAGTAACCTGCGCCCGTTCCCTAGGCGGTGACGCCTGCCGCGGCGCGCGATGCTTGGTCGTGGCCGTGAGCCGCTCCAGCGTGGCGATGTGCGTGGCAGCCAGCTCCGCAAGCTCAAGTGCGTCGGGTAGCGCGCTTTCGTGCGTGGGCTGCCAGTGCAGGGCCGCGGCAAGCGTCTGCGCCACGAGGCCCAGGGTATCTTCAGCGTCCAGCCAATGGCGGCGGTAATCCAGATGGACGCGATCCAGGTGCGTTTCGAGTTCGTCCTCTGCGATCATCGCTGGCGTCTCCTTTCGGTTCTCGCCAGATTATAGCATGGACGCGTTATGTCACGCTTCTTGGCGCGCCTTTGGCCCTGGCCTGGGCGCAAATTCCAGATGCGCGTACGCGGCCAAGCCCTGCCACGTCAGATCGTGTCGTTTCGTTAGCGCGCCAGATTTGGGCAGGTGCGCGGGCTTGTCTGCGTCCCAGGTTGTCACGCTGGGCATCACGCCATCCACGGCCATCAACTGTAGTTCGCCCAGGCACTCGCGTAGCGCCGCGGCCTTTTCTTCCGGGTCGAGGCGGGTGGCGCTGCGGTCGGCGCGGGTGGTCACAAGCTCAACTTCGTCGCCATCCTTGTCTTGGTCTACCTCGGCCAACGTGCGCGGCTGGATACGGCGCGGGACAAGCGGCGCGGGTGGGCTGGTTAATTTTTCGTCGCTTTTAGGAGGGGGATTTGTGCGCGGCTCTTCATCCGGCGCGCCCGCGATGGGATGCTCGGCAAGATCGGCAACGTCCCGCCATGGCGTCTGCTCGCTGCCGTCGTCGCGGACGTGGAAGCCGTTGCGCTTGTCCTCTGCCTCGTCGCGCGCAGGTGCCATCTCGCGCTTGGCCGCCTCATGGCCGAGTGCGTAGCCCTGCTTCGACAGCTTCAAGGCCATCTCGTGCGTGATAGTCACCTCGCTGATGCGTTGCATGGCCCACGCTTCCCCCCTCTCTTCGTGCCAGCGTTTGATCACGTCCGCCGCCACGCGCACGATGCCCAGCGGTAAAGTCGGCATGAGGTTGTTGTCAAACTCAGCTAACCGCGCATTGATGGCATTGGTGATTTCGCTTAGCTGGTCATTCGTCAGTGACATGACCCCAAACCTTTCTGTTGATAATCATACCAACAAGACTGACGGACACCCCGAAACGCTTAGCAATTCTCGTCCGATCTCCTCGGCGAAATACCTGGCTTCTAATAAATCGCACCTGCTCTTCGGTCAGCTTGGCTCGCGGGTGAAATTCTCCTTTTTGCCCATGCCAAGTTCGCCGTGACCGCTCTACTACATCATCCATATTGTCTTGGGCCGTACCCGCATACAGGTGGTTGGGGTTGCAGCACGGCGGATTGTCGCATTTATGTAGCACCCAAAGGCCATCTGGGATTTCGCCGAAGTGGATAATGTACGATAGGCGATGGGCGAATAGTTGCGTCTTGCCATCCTCCGAATGACTCAGAACCCCATACCCTCCATCGTTGATTCTTCCCCGCCATAGCCAGCAACTGCCTGAATCGCCAGGCTCAAGAAATTGCCAAAACTTTTCGGACGCTGAGCGCTTTGGCCCACGAGTATGGGTCGGAAGAAAGCGAACTGGCTCGCCAGCAGAATGACCATATTTCATGTTGGTTAGCTTCGCGATAGGCGCATCTGCACCACACCCACATTGACATTCACCATAAGGTGCGATCAATCCGTGAGATGCTACCCACGGTGCATAGTCGTCTATATTTTCGGGAAAGAAGGACGTTGGGGTATGATCGAATTGCATCAGAATCACCTTTCTGGTGTCAGGCCGCAGGGTGTTCAAAGCACCGCTGCGGCTACTTATTCGTAGGGCTTCATTATACCAAAATTCGCTCAAAGTATCCCCTCCCCTAAACACGTTCGCTTGGCTCAATAAAATCCATATCCCACAAGCGGAACAAATCCGCCTCGCTCTCCAAATCAATGGCCCTGCCGCTGTTCCAAACGCGGCCGCCCTGCACGCGTAGGTGTTCCGGCCTGTAACCCCCCTGGCTTTTGGCAGTGACCATCCGTCGCGAGAAGTCGCTGGAGCCTGTGCGGAGCATGTACACAACAGACCAACACGCAGGCAAGGGCAGGAACAAATCAACCTTGATGCGCGTGCCTGGTTGCCACTCAAAGCTAAATGCCTTGTATTTTGGGCCGTTCTTGCTCAGCGTGACGGGCCATTGCGCCAGCAGATCATCAACTTCGCTGGTATTCATCGGATCGCCAATCAAATTGGTATGTAGCTTCGGGGTGGCAACGATCTCAATGTCTCCCACCATCGGCCTGTTACGGCGTAAACTTCCAGCGATTTCGATGCGCCAACACGCTGGGCGCAAAGCCGCAACGATATGATCGGCAACTCGTAGCATTTGGGCGTGCGGATGCTTTTTGGTCTCACTCACGGTACATGCTTCCATGTCTTCCGGCTAACAGCGTCCCTTATCGTTGCCTCAGAGACCCCGTGCATAACGCCCAGTTCCACGTAGGTGATCTTGCTGTTCGACGCTCTCATTGCTCGGATTTCAGTCACACCCGAAGCGTCGAGTTTGGCCCAGTGATTTTTCTCCCCGCGTGCGTTTCGTCCCTTCGCAACACTATCCAAGCTATTATCTAGCTGTGTTCCCGGGAAGATGTGTGCGGCATTGCAGCACGCACGCACATCACACTTATGACATGCCAATAAATCAGAAGCAATCGGCCCGTTGGTGATTTCGTAAGCCATTCGATGGGCGGCATAGGTCTTTCGTTTCCACATAAACGCTCCGTATCCATTCGCGCCTATGGCGCCCTGCCATAACCAGCACTCGTCTGCGTCTCCTGGCGTCAAATGAGACCAAAAAGCGTCCGCAGTGGTGGGAGCTGTGCGAGTTTTTCCCCAATGACCATGCGCGTAGCGTTTTGGATGATACCGCAGATAACCATACGCCGTGTGCGATTGCCTTGCTGTGGGCGCAATCAAACCGCACCCGCATTGACATTCACCATATGGCGCGGTCAAGCCGTGGGTAGCTACCCACAGCGCATAATCTTCTAGGTTTTTTGGAAAATAGGGAGCTAGAGTATGATTTGACATGGTATCTACGCCTCGAACGTAGGTACTGAAAGGGTAGCGGTGCTGCTTCAACAGCCCGCTACTTTTCGCGTGGTTTACTCCTGTATTATACCACCACTCGACCATTTGTTCTAGTGGCACACCGTCGGGCGGGTATGTCGTGGTCATCTCAAATGTCAACGTGTTGTTCATCTCGGCTCCTTCCACGGCACGCGGTACTTGAATCTCGCGGTCGCGTGGCACATCGTACAACTGCTGTCGCCACACGTGCAGAATACGTGGTTGCGATTTTCACGCATGATGCACCGGCGACCGCAGGGCGTGTTGCCTTTGTGCCCCGCGCGGCGTGGGGTGGGCGGGGTGGTGGTCATGGGCGCAATTCCTCCCTGGCATACTTCAATTCATCAATCGATTGCTCCTCTAGCAAGCGATGGGCGTCGAGTCCCAACACCCTTTCCAATCTCACCGCGACGAACGCCGAAACGCTACGCCTTGAGCGCAAGATGTCCGACACATACTGTGCTGAGATGCCAAGCCGCGTTGCCAATTCGACCTGCGTCATGTTATGCCGTATGGCTTCGAGGCGGATGCGTTGTGCGATGGTCATGGGTGGGTTTCCAGTCTGAACAGAATGACCGACTCATAAGGCATACGCGCCTCACTGTTTGCACCAAAGCGGTGCGAAGGCGTCTTAATTTTGACGTGTTCCATCAGCCGAAAGCCAAGAGACTCTAGGTATTTGATATGCCAGTCCGTAACAGCCACCACTTTGCCATCGCGAATATGGTCTTTGATGTTCAGCACAAACCATCCGGATCCGCATAACACTCGCCGCGCCTCTGCCCATGCACGCTCGTGGAAGTCTCGGTAGCGATTTCCCCATTGCATCCGGCCGGCATTTTGAATATGTAGGTCACGCCCCAGAAAGTCACGATAGGACTTTTGGATCCGGTCCGGATTGGCGGTTACGAAATGGTCTGCCATCCTGTTGCCGTAAGCGGGTGACGTGCAGATGGCATCAAAATAGCCATCCCCCCACGGCAAGGCCAGCGCGTTGCCTAGTGTGGTGCGCGGGTTGATAGCGCACCACTCTGGCTCGATCTCCGTCGCCTGCATCTCCACATCGCCCAGCCAATGCTCAAGCAAAAAGACTTTGCCTGTCCCCCCAAACGGGTCAAGGATGCGCTGCCTGCCTTGTAACATTTTCGCCATTGTTAGCAACAAAGCATCGGTGTACCTGGCAGGGTGACTCGGCGCGGGTGCGCCCAGCTCAAACAAGGTATCGTTCATGGCGTCCCCCTGCCTGCGCCGCGGTCTGCCGCGGTCTGCGTCAGCTTGAGCAACGCTTGGCGCGCGAGCATGGCGTCGGTGTAGGGCGTGCCGAACGGCTGCCACCTTTTGCCGGATTGGTTGATGCGCCATTGGATCACGCGGTCGTTATTCGGGTCGGTGCGATAGCTGAATAGGGCGCGGCCGTGTGTGATTTCTAGGGTCATGGCTGGCTCCCCAATAGCTTGATTGCTGTGTCGGCGTGGTGCGTCGATAACCCCGTATGCGAATCAGTCCGTACCAGCCGGTTGATGACTGGCCCCATGTCGGCATCGTCATCCAAAATCACATAATCCGCAGTGGGCATATTGTCGCAAAGCCACCTGAATATCTCGTCACCGCGCTCGCGCGCAATTCTAATTCCCGTTGCGCTCACAGACAGGTCGGGCGTGACACCAATTACCTCCCCAGTGACACCCCACCCCGCCAACACGCTTGCGATCTGTGGATTGCCGCGCCAACTACTCGACACAACAATCTTTGCGCCTGTCACATCCGTGATACGGTTTAGCCGCTCAACACAGGCTGGATCGCCACGCCGAAACCTTGTGGCAACCGTCGTCAATACCCCGTCAATATCCAGAAACAAAACCTTGCTCACGGCGTCACCTCCGCGCGTTGTTCGCGCTGAACGTGCTGCCAAGCCTCAACGACGGTTTCCAAGCTACTCTCAGCCAGCCACGGACGCAGATGCAACCACCTCAAATTGGCGACCAAGTTGCGTAGCGGCTGCGTCAGTGGGTCGCTTTTCTTCTGCCCCGCGACGGTCACGTTGTAGCCGCGGGCGGGGTCGGTGGAGAGGATGCGCGGGATGGTCATGGGGCTAGTTTTCCTCCGGCGTCCGCGGCGGTGGCTTCCTCGGACAGCAAGCCCAGGCGGCGCAACTCGCGCCCGATGCCATCCCCCGACGGCTCGCTACTGTCGGCGGTCAAGGCCAGCCGCGCGCGCACATTCTCCTGAAAATACTCGCGCACCTCCGGCAACATGAGTTCGATCTTTTCGCCACGCTCCGCCACTCCCTCGTACATCCGCATAAACTGCGCGCGGTCAACGCTAGGCTTGTCCGACTCACATAGGTTGCGCCACCCCATCATGTCCACCACGCGCGCCGTCAACTCATTTTTGAATTTCGGCTTACCCCAACTCCCCACGCCGCGCAAGGCTTTTTCTACACTACCCCACGCCTCGCCAGGCGTTTGCTCAATCAGATTGCCCTTGAGGCTGTGATGTGTTTCCAGAATTTCAGCTACGCCGGGCAAAAACGTACAGGTGCAGATGCACTGATGCACTGCCATTCTCAATTCGTTTGGCGCGATGTTGCCGAGCATCTGCACATAGATCACAATCGCTTCTTCGTCCACAGTCGTATTCGGATACGCCGCAAAGAGTTTCTTGAGAATCAATAGAATTTCGTTCAAAGTAGACCTTGCTCTCGGAACTTGCGCTCCACTTCTTCAAATGCCGCCTTTGTGCGGTCGCTCTTGATGGCAACCTTGTAGCCGTTGCTCGCCACCTGCGTGCCAGCGACCTCGCGATGCTTGTCGGGGACGCCCTGCTGATACCAGTCAAGAATTAACTGCACATTGCGCGGATTCTTGAACCCGGCGCGGCTGTACGCCGTCACCACCGCGCGCAACTTGTCCAGGTCGGGACAGAGCCGCACTAGGTCGTCTTCTTGCGGGCTGGTAAGCCGCGCGTCGTTTTGCTGCACGTCGAAACGCTCATAGTAGACCTCGACCGCACTCGCACCCGCGCCGGGCCGAATGTAGCCGGTGCCGCGGTCAAAGTGGCGGCTGTCAACGTGCGGTGACTTGAAATGCAGCTTGCCGTCTTTGCCTTTTCTGGAAGGAAGCTCAACTGGCGTAGCCTGCGCGGGCGGGCGCGGGGCGCTTGCGCCCTCCCTCCCTCTCTTTGCTGTAGTCTCTGATGTTGTCTCTGTACGAACAGGTAAATCCCCTTTGGGCGCTTTCCAGGTAGATTCCCTTTGGTCACTTACTAGGTAAATCCCTTTTAGGCATTTACCTAGTAAATCCCGATTCAGCATGTACCAGGTCACTCGACTAGCATCCGTCCAATACAGCACCAAGCTCTTGGCATCGGTGCTGTCCATCACCTCAAACTTGCTTTTGCCGCGTGTGATCTTGGTGGCTATATGTGCCAGCGCGGCGTCAAACTCCTTGACGGAAAAGCCTAGCTCCTCCGTCCAACTGTCGCCGGGCCGGTAAAGTTCATGGCTGCATGGGGCGCGGAATTTATAGAAGGTGGCATCGTCATGGTTTTGGCTGCGAAAAATAATCTGCTGCAATAGGATGGTGGACGTCACACTCCCCGCCAGCGCGCGCAGACTTTTGCGGTACGGAATAATGTTTCGATCTTCGGCGATGGCGTTGATTAGCATATCGCCAGCGGCACGTTCGTCTATCATGATTCAGTCCCCATCCTTCCCGGCGCACAACACGCGCGCCCAATCAACCGCCAATACGCCCACAACAGCAACGCATCCAGCAGCAGCCCGCCGACGATGCCCCACACGAAGACGCTCATCGGCCCGCCCCCATCTCCCGCGCCGCGGCCCACTTGCGCGCGTAACGCACCAGTTCGGCCTGATAGCCCCGTTCCACCGCATCCACCACCAGCCTAAGCAAGGCGGCACTATGCTGTTCCTCACGCGTGCCGTTGGCGTCCATATCGTTGGCGATGGCGCGTGCGATAACAATCGTGTTGCGTTGGCGTCCGGTTAGCTCGCGGGCCGTGGGGTTGGGCAGCAGTATCACACCTTCGTCAGTCTCGGTGATGAGCATCAAACACCTTCCTTTTCTTCAACGCGATGCAGACCAAAGGGCAATTCAAAGCCTTCCTCGAACACCCACAAATGGTAGATATTGGCGCAATCAACCACCTGGCTAACAGGTGGGTATACTTCGACCGCGACGCGTTCTTTCCCTACAAGCTCATTTTTGACCCGCTGCAGTTCGCGCCATGTCAGCGGCTTTTCGTCATGGCGGCGCACCCAAAGATGATCAAGGATGCCCCATCCGCATTGCGGCTGCGACCACTGCACGCTCAACACCTGATTGGTGTACGCTGCCACGATGATTTCATCACCATGCTGGCTGGGATGGTATTTCAGTAGGCGTGACCTGTCCTCCCACCGCCCCCAATATTCAGGAATTGGGTGCAAAGTCTTTTTGAACTTATTCACGCGCCGCCACCCCACATCAGCGCCCACGCCACCAGCGCCACCACCGTGAGCATTGCCGAGCCAAACACCCAGCGGCGCAAACCCAGGCTCACCATCACCTCATCATCATCGTGTTGCATCAGCGTTTTCCTTTCACTTATCCGAAACTCAAAAGCCACTGCCAAAACTGCGGCGCGATGAGCGCGGCGGCCCCCACGAACGCGGCCAACAGCGCGTAATCCAGCCAGTCCAGAGCCGTTGCCAACCCGCGTAGATCGTCAGCCAGACGCGGTGAGGTTCGCGGTGGGGCCGCAGCCCGATCTACGCGCACAGGCTGCCCAGCGCGGCGAGGAAAAGCAGTTCGCGCGTCATGTTGATGCTCCATTATGGTTGTCCTTCTCTACAACAGCGATGGTCATCGAAGCCACTATCGCCTCACTTGGCAGGGGCATGATTTTCTCGAAGCCATCAAGGACGAAACACGCTGGTCGAATATCAAAAAAGTCATGGATGAGGCAGGCGGCTTTGTTCTGTCGATTGCCCGCCAAGTGGCATTTGACATGCTCAAGGATGGTGCCGACAACGCCAAGAATCTACTCGGCTTTTGACTGGCCGTAAACATCCTCTTTGGTGGTCGGTGTGAGTATCGGCAGCGCATTGGCTGGGAATAGCCAGGTGTGAATTTTGTCCGGCTCATCACTATGCGCGCTGAAGCCGCGGTGACGCGCAGAGCTACCAAGATAGTCAACGCGCAAATAGTCAAACGCGCCGATCTTGATCTGGGTCACAAAACCACTGAATGAAAAATCGGGCGGGGATGGCGGACGCACATGCGCCCAGAAGCCCTCGCTATCAAGCGGCGTAATTGGTAGATCGTCGTTTTGGCTCATAGGTAAGCAGTAACCTCCAGGCGCGGTACGGCCTGTTGTGGTGAGCATCGCAGCCGGTATCTTGGCGGATTGGCGGCTGCTGATGCGAAGAAGTAATATCGAAGGGGCGTCTGGCTTAGGCTGGACGCTTTTTCGCGTCTCAGCCCTGACCATCCGCCATAAAAATTCCAAAATCTAGTGGGCGGCCAGGGCGTCTAATTTTGGGTCAGGATACCCGTTGGCCGAAATGAGGTCTACCGGGTGACAGCCAAGCGCACTAGCCATCTCCCCGATAGTCTTGAGGGTTGTAGTCCCTTCGTCACGAATCCGCGCCACTGTACTCCAGGGCCGCTTCATCGCCTTGGACAAAAACACAACTTCGCTACCTCCGTGTTCGCTCAAGTCAACCTTGAGATCACGGATTAGCATTAAGACTTTTTCCCAATCCACGTACACTTTATTTTCCATGTTGGCCCCTTTCATGATGGCTTAACTAACATTATCACAGTTTTCCTGACGGCGCAAGTCCTATTTTGGGCAATTCAGCTTTTCTGTGATAAACTCATTTTAGTTGATGCTGTGCCAGATAAGAAAGGATGAAACCGCAGTGAGCCTATTTGTCCGAGCCAACAATGATTTGACCGTAGCTGAGCAATACCAACTGTCGGTGCTAGAAGAGACGATTGAGCGCGGCCTTAAGACGTTTGTCGATGTCGGAACCGCGTTGATGGTTGTGCGTGACAGCAAACTCTACCGCCATGGACATTCCACCTTTGAGGACTATTGCCGCGTACGCTGGAATATGGGCAAAAGCCGCGTGTACCAGATGATTGACGCGGCGATTGTGGTAGAAAATCTTCAAGAGTCCACCATGGTGGAACTTCCCACAAGCGAACGTCAAGCGCGCCCACTTGCGCAACTGGAACCAGAACAACAGCGCGAGGCCTGGCGCAAAGTCGTTGACACCGCGCCAGGCGGCAGAGTCACCGCGGCGCATGTACAAAGCGTGGTTGACGAATATGAGGAACACGCCGAGGAACTCGCGGCAGATGAGGACGCCTACACTTGGACAGGAGACGATCCGCCCAAGCCGCATGTCACCCACAACAGCGGCAATAACGAGTGGCATACGCCATCTGTTTATGTTGAAGCCGCGCGGCGCGTTCTGGGCGCAATCGACCTTGATCCTGCGTCCAATGACGCGGCAAATGAGACTGTCCAGGCGGAAACCTACTACACGGCAGAGGATGACGGACTTCTTCAGGATTGGGCCGGAACGGTGTTTATGAACCCGCCCTACTCCGACAAGCTAGTTGGAAAGTTTGTGGACAAGCTGGTCTATCACTTTGTCGCAGGTGACGTGCAATCCGCTGTTGTCCTGGTCAACAATGCGACCGAGACGGCTTGGTTTCAAACACTGGCCGGTCACGCGCGCGCCATTTGCTTTCCGAGTCGCCGCATCCGCTTTGCGGGGCCAAACGAGAAAAGCCAGACAGGACTACAAGGGCAAGCCTTTGTTTACATTGGCAACGATCCGCACGCATTTGTTGAAGAATTTGGAGGCTTTGGCTTCCTGGTGGAACCACTATGACTTACGACTTCGCAACCAAGCTCCACGAAGGGCAAAAACACGAACAATTTATCGATGAGTTTAGCGGCAAATGGTACGCCATCCGCGAGGCCACGCGCGACGAGCAGCGGCGCGGGATTGACCGCATCTTCACGGAGAAAAAAACCGGCATTGTGACCACCGTTGAATACAAGGCTGATACGACGGCCAGCCGCACGGGGAACGCCTTCGTGGAAACGGTGAGCGTAGATACTGCCAATAAGCCAGGGTGGGCGTACACGTCACAAGCGAACTGGTTGCTTTACTATCTTCCGCAGGACGGACTCATTTATCTGTGGGAGTTTGCCACATTGCGCCGTCACTTGCCGCGCTGGGTAAAGCAATATCCGGCACGCGCCATCCCCAACAAAGGCTACAAGACGCACGGCGTACTTGTGCCCTTGGCTGAGTTTGAGCAGTTTTGCGACAAGGTGGTTAACCTTTGATTTCACCCCCCTTTTTTTTGGAATGAGTTTTCAGTTTTCCTGCGAATACGTCATTTTGCCTATTGTAATCACAGGAAAGCTGTGGTACACTAGTAATCACAGGGGCAAGCGCACCGAGCGCAGCCCAACACAAAGAGCCGCAAGCGTGTACAAGACGCTCCGGCTCACGGTTTCAACTCTCTCTATCAGGAAAGGTTTCAACATGAACATTTTAACCGCACCACGCACCGCCGTCAAGCCCGCACCTGATTCGTCCGTCGCGGCCTGGGAATCATTTCGCCTCGGTCAAGATTTCTTCACCGCCCGCGAGCCGATGAGCGCATGTCGCAACGCCGAACAGCGACGCGGCTACATGGCCGCACTAAGCGCGGCATCTGGCACCGACACCGACATTTACTTGCGTGGAGGCCAGCGATGATTAGCCAAAATCAGCTTGAGTTGCTTGCCAAAAAAGCAGGCTACGCAGAACCACGCGACTACGCTTGCGACCACGATTTGAGTCGTTGTGAAACCTGTCGCAAATGGGGCACGTTCGGCGAGGAAGTTTACAGCGACGGCGTTGACTACTACTGCGACGACCATCGACCCGAAGGCGAGGTGGTGCGATGACCACCACCTATAACAACAAGGCACAGGCCACCCGCGCACGTCGCCAAGCCGCTGGCCGCTACAATCGGCCCAGCGCGGCACAGCAAGCCGCCTATGGCCGCCTCGTCGCCCGCGACGGCTGGAAGAACGTCACCGTCGAGGACGCCCGCGAGCTGGCGACGACGCAACTGCTCGCCGCATCACAGCGCGAACATTTTGCGAACATTGTCGCCCAGGCAGACAGCGCGGTGGCAGCATGACCACCCCTACCACCACCACCCGCCGCCAGTCCGAACCCTTGACTGATGCCCAGAAAGTCGCAATTGATGCGTTCATCGCAAACTCGACTCCGGCTCAAGTCCAGCAAAGCACTGACAGCCTAGATCGGATTATTGAGCGCATGGAACGCCTTAATCGTCGCTTTGCCGAAGATATTGAGCGAGCGCAACGCTGCTTGGAGGCCATATGACCACCACCGTGTCTGCCATGCTCGCCCGTCTCAACCAGGCCACCGAGCGCACCTACGCTATCGTAGAGGACGGCTGCCAGTATCGGCTGCTGATGCCCACCGGCGGCTCCTATGATGCCCAGCCAGCACAGGCACTTGCCGAGCGGATGCTACGCATCACCCTGGCCGCCGAAGGCCGAATGGCACTCCCGCCCCGCAACGGCACGCTGCAGCGAACGATTGATTTCGGTGCCGAGCTTTCCGAATATCAGGATTGGCTTGAGGACGAAGAATGGATTAGGAGGGGTTGCTAAAATGAGCGATACAAAATGGTGTCCAGGGTGCCGAGAATTTTTGCCCGTAACGGCATTTCAGAAATGTGCGCGTGATGGCTATCAAGCTCGTTGTCGGCAATGCCGACTCGATAACCAGCGCGCAAATCGAGAAGGGCACAAAGCGCGAGATAGGCGTTGGCGTGAGGCGAATCCCGAAAGAACCAGGGAGCGCACGCGGCGGTATCGTGAGGCACACAATGAAAAGCGAGTGGCTCACTGGAAGGTGGGAGAAGCTGTTCAGCGCGGCGAGCTGCAACCTATCCATGAGCGCGTGTGTGTTCGCTGTGGAGTTCAGGCCGAACACTACCATCACGATTCATACGATAGGCCCTTAGACGTAACGCCTGTATGCAGTAGATGTCATAACTTGATTCACCTGGAGCTAAAATCATGACCAATACACTGATTGCCAAAATTGCCGCCGCCTCCATCGCGGTTGGCTCGCTTGCCACCGATAAAGTAAACGCCTCACAGAACTACAAGTACATCAGCGCCGATAAGATTCTGGAACGCGCCGGGGATGCCCTGGCGCAAGCGGGCGTGATGGTCATTCCGTCCATCACCTTTGAGGAAACCGTACAGGTCGATTACACCGACAATTATGGCAAGGCCAAAAGCCGCTTTGACGCGACAGTCCACTTTGCGATGGTGTTGGCAGATGGCGAGAGCCAGTTGGAAGTCCCCTGGCGCGGGCGCGGCAATGATTACGCCGTTCCCGACAAGGCGCTTTACAAAGCCATCACGTCGGGTCACAAGTATTTTTTGATGAAGCTACTCAATATCGGCGTAGGGAATGAGGATGGGGAGCATGATGAAGTCCAGGAGTCGCGCACAGCCGCCCCGCGCACACAATCTAGCACGCGCGCGCCGCAAAACGCCACAGCGAGACAGAAAACGGGGTCAGACGACGCTCACGACGCGCTGTGGGAGCCGGAACACTACGACGCACCCGCCGATGCCGGCAGCAAAGACAAAGTTTTGAGCAAGACGCAGTTGCAACGCATCAACGCGTTAGGCAGGAAGCTGCACCCGGAAGGCGAGTGGGACACTGAGCGCCCGCGTTACGTCGAATGGGTGACGAAGGGCGCGGTCAGCAGCTCCAAGCAGTTGCAACCCAGCGAAGCCGATACGCTGATTGCTGGGCTTGAGCGTAAATTAGCCAAGCTCGCCGCCAACGTCCAAACCACGCACGCGACCAACGGCAAAGCTCCGGTGGCAGCATGAACTGCACCGCTTGCGGGGAGCGCGCACGCGCACAACGTCAACAGGAACAGGGCAACTAGCCACCACACACCCGCGGCACAGCGGGCAGAAATGAGGATGCACGATGAAAGCTGAAACAAGGGAGATGGTGCTAGAGGCATTGGACATGATGCTTGGCTTGGCCGAGAGCGACAAATGGCGAATGGCGCGCCCAGCGCGGCGCGAGGCATATCCAGAAGAATACGACTTTGCCGCGGCAGAGGTCGAACTAATCAAGGCCGCGATTGCCGATCTGCGCGCCGAGCCGACGCTGGAGGTTGTGCCGGATGGCGAATATATCGCACCTGGGTATAACTACCCAATCACACTGGACACAAAGCATTGCTCAATCACTGTGCCGGGAGACAGGATAAACTATCACCCAGACTGGCGCATCATGCGCCGCGTTGACGATAACACAGGAGCCGACCTATGAGCAAGCCACGACAGATGCAGCCCAAGCCGCGGCGACCCGCACTCACAGCGGAGGACATCAAGGTTGGCAAGACCTATCGGGGCAAGCATCCGGCGACGATTCGGGGGCAGGTGAACGACCGCCGCGTGCTTCACGTCTCGACGTTTGGGGGCGTGCAATATGACTCATCATCCGTGGCTGACGGTCGTCAATTTCCATCTGCACCGATGGAAACATTCCTGAAATGGGCATCCCATGAGGTTTTCTAGGACGCGAGAAGGCGGTGCATCATGAGTGACGAACAACTCAAATCGCAACATCTCTGGAAGGCAATCGAAAAAAGCGGTGGACAATGGCTTGGCAAAGCACTCCTAGATGACATCAGGCGTTTGCAAGCCGAACGAAACCAGTGGCGCAATCGCACCCATAAATTTCAAACCGCTTTGTCGGGCGCGGGGAAAGACATCCTGCGACTTGAAGGCGAGGTCGAAGAGCAACGCTGTACTATCGAAATCCTTGCGAATGGCTTGGGGCCAGGGTACAGCGGCTGGAAACGTTGCGCGCT